CAGGTTACGGACTACCCTCAAGTTACTAACTCAGCCTTCGTTAGTGCAGATGGTGGGCAGGAGTCTGTTGCTGACTTAGACTTACCCTTTACTGATAACAGTATTCAGGCTAGGCGTATTGCTAGAATTAGCTTAGAGAGCAACCGACAACAACTTACTATTAACGCAGCCTTTGGCCTTAGAACTTTAGGACTACAGGTTGGTGACAATGTAAGGATCACTAACACTAGATTTGGTTGGACTAATAAAGAGTTTCAAGTATTAGCTTGGTCTTTTGGCCTTACAGATGGCCTTGACATACAAGTAAACATGACCCTAAGAGAGACTGCTGAGTCTGTATATGATGAGGTAGACGATGGTGTAGTCTACGAAAGAGATAACACTACTTTACTTTCCCCCTTTGAAGTTCCTAGCCTTGGTATAAATATTAGCACTGAACTAAGGAGGGTAAAGGGTAAGACTATTAGTGTTCTTTTGCTTGATATTACCAACACAGAAAATACCTTAGATACAGCAGAGGTGCAGATTAGAAAGTCATTAGTTGAGTTTAATGAACCTGACTTTACTTCCGTAGCAACTATGGGTCCATTTATAGGAACAGAAAGGGTTGAGATAGTTGCCATAGAAGAAACCCTTTACGATATAAGGGCTAGGGCTACTAACACTCTGGGTGTTACTGGTGAGTTTAATACTATAAGTAACTATTCTGTAGAAGCCTTGGGTGCTCCACCAGCAGACGTAACTAACTTTGATGGTAACGTAGTTGGTAGTAGCCTACTCTTAAGTTGGACACCAGTTACCGATTTAGACTTAGCTCACTATATAATAAGATACTCTCCTTTAACTAGTGGGGCAGTATACTCAGAAGCAGAAGATGTAGCAGAGGTACAGGTAGGTAGTAGTACAGTTTCCCTGCAAAACGCTGGTGTAGGTACATATTTTATTAAGGCTGTAGACGACACAACAAGTGGGTCTAACACCTCTGTAAACCCCGCTGTGTTTGTTGTTACTTCTGTCGGTATTAGTGATCTTAATGTTGTAGCCACACTTACAGAAAACCCGTCCTTTTCTGGTGTTAAGTCTAATGTGACGGTTAATGATGACAACAGTTTAGAGTTAAGTGAAGACAGAATAAACTTTGATTCTGCGACAGGGTTGTTTGATGATGCGTCAGGGTTGTTTGATGGTACTTTCTCTGGTTACAACCTTTCTGGCATATACTACTTTAACAACCACCTTGACTTAGGACAGAAATATACAAGCCGTTTAAACTTTTCCTTTACCAGCACAAGGTTTGATAGGACAGACCTATTTGACACTGCTACAGGTAACTTCGATGATAGGGAAGGCGTGTTTGATGGCGATGCTACCGCCTTTAGTGATACTACAGTTTCTATGCAGTTAAGGCACACAGACGATGATCCTACAGGTACACCTACTTGGTCTGATTGGCAATCCTTCTCTGTGTCTGACATAACAGCTAGGGCTTTTGAGTTTAGGCTATTACTATCTTCTACAAACACTAATGTAACCCCCGTAGTAAGTGCATTGTCGGTAACAGCAAATATGCAAGATAGGGTAGTTTCGGGGGGTGATATAACCTTCACAGGGACAACTAATGTAACTTTTGATGATGCCTTTTCAGCTACACCAGCTATAGGAATTTCCCTAGCTAACTTAGCTAATGGAGATAGATATACAATAACAAACAAGACCCGAACTGGGTTCACTATTAACACTTTTACTGGGGGATCGGCAAGCACCAATAGTGTGACCCTAGACTATGTAGCTAAAGGCTACGGAAAGGAAATAACGTAATGTCGCAACACGACTTTAACATTGCTAACCAAAGTTTTCCCGCTACAAGGACAGACTTAAACAACGCTCTTTTAGCACTAGCATCTAATTCCTCTGGTGATGCAGAACCGGGAACTACCTATGCTAATCAGTGGTGGTATGAAACTGACACTAACACTCTTAAGATTAGAAATGAGGCTAACAATGGTTGGGTAAATGTACTTACCCTTGACACTAGTGTTACTACAACAGCTACAGAGCTAAATCAACTTTCGGGTAAGGTAGCAAAGACTGCGGGTAAAGAAAGTATATGGGTTCCTGCGTCTGCAATGTATCCCTCGACTACAAACCCCTGTTCTAACCTTACACAAGTAGAGACAACCGCCCTTCGGCCTGATTTAAAAGTACTAGACTTTGCTGACAGTGCTGATGACCATGCTCAATTTAGTATAGCCTTCCCTAAGTCTTGGGATGAAGGCACAGTAACATTTCAAGTTTTTTGGACACCTAGCACAACTAACACAGGGAACTGTCTTTGGTCTTTGCAGGGCGTGTCTGTTGCCGATGATGCCACTATAGATGTAGCTTTTGGTACAGCCGTCACAGTTACGGATGCAGGTATAGGTGCTGTGGAAGACCAGCAAGTTTCCCCTGAAAGTGGTGCAGTGACTATCACAAACGCTGCTGTAGATACTCAAACTTACTTTCAAATATTTAGAGATGCAAATGCTGGTGGAGATACCTACACAGGGGTGGGAAGGTTACTTGGTATAAAAATATTCTTTACAACAGATGCAGCAAACGACGGATAGGAATTTAGCATGAGTTTTGGCTATCAGGTACTGGGGTTTGGCGTAGGTAGTGCCATTGCTGCTGCCTTTGAGTTTACTGTTTCTTCAAACATAAGCAATGCTAACATACGGACACTAGCAGACGCTGCTGGATATAGTGGCTCTGGCCCAATTACTATGACTGTTAATAGTGGTGTTTATGTATATGCAACGAATGCTTCCACTCCTGCGCTTACAATTGCAGAAGATGATGCAACCGTAATCAATAACGGTAAGATTCTTGGAAAAGGCGGTACGCCTGGAAAAGAAGCAATATATATATCTTCTTCTGGCGTGACAATAAATAACGCATCCGGTGCCTTTATAGCTGGCGGCGGCGGTACTGGATCATCAACTAACATGGTTCACGGCATTGGTGGGGGCGGTGGCGGTGCAGGAGGCGGAGGTACGCCCGGAGTTGCTGGTGCTGACGGAAGTATAAGTGGTAACTCAAGTGTTGCGGTTGCTGGATCTGGTGGTGGCTCTGGCGGCGGAGGTGGACAAGGTGGCCGACAAGATGGTGACAACGGTAACGGTTTTGGCGGATTAGGTGGAATGATTGTTCCGGGGGCTGGCGGTGCCGGTGGCGGATTAGGTGGAGCAGGCGGCTCGGCTGGTGGTGCTGGTGCTAATGGGCTTGGCAGTGGTAATAATGGAGGCGGAGGTGGCGGTGGCGGCTGGGGAGCGCAAGGCGGTACTGGCGCATATAATGTTGCTGGGGGCGCTGGTGGAGCAGCTATCAACGCTACAGGCTCTTACACCCTGTCAAACTCAGGCACACTATACGGGAGTAGCTAATGTCAACTAAATGGTATTATTGTGCAGAAACATTTTCTACGCAAGAAGATGCAAATCAAAAAGTCTTAGATGTAAAACAAAGGCTAGATAACAACCCTACTGATTGGACTATTGTAAAGCAATTAGGCGGCAGTGATGAATCGGGTTGGGTAGTTCCTAAAGCAGTATTAACCGACGCAGAAGTTAATAGTTTAAATGCTAATTATTTCTACAGTATTAGCTCTGTTGTTGGTAGTGGTACTTTTATAGGTCTCTCTTCTTCTGAAACCCAAGCAAAAGTACTAGAGTACCGAAAAGAATACTGTGATTATTATCAGGTCAACACTATAAAACAATTTACAGAAGTAGACGGCGTGATAACAGAAACAACTGAGTATGCACCAACTAACGTGGATATGTCAAGTTACATAGCCCACTAAACCCTCTTAAGGAGCAACCAATGGGATACAAACTAGGACTACGAAGTAAACAGAACTTGTCTGGGGTACATCCCGATATGGTTGCTGTTGTTACAAGAGCATTAGAGATTAGTGAAAAAGACTTTAGTGTAACTGAGGGTGTTCGTAACATTGAACGTCAGCGTATGCTTAAGAGGACAGGCAAGTCAACCACACTCAAGTCTCGTCACCTGACGGGTCATGCAGTGGATGTTGTACCCTATCCTGTATCATGGGAGTGGGATGACTTCTACCCTATTGGTGATGCAATGAAAGCTGCTGCAAAGGAACTAGACATTAAGATCGTATGGGGTGGTGACTGGAAGAAGTTCCCTGATGGGCCACACTTTCAGTTAGATTGGAAAGCCTACCCCTGTGACTAGGGGCGAGGAAGACTGCTTTGTAATGGGTAAAAATATATCGGCAACTCTACTGTTTGCCTTGGTTCTTCAAGCAGCAATGATAGTTTGGAGCATCTCTCAAATGAGGGCAGACGTAGATGCTAACTACGCCTCTATAGTTAGAATAAGTGGTGATGTGAAAGCTGTTGAAGCATCGTCTAATATGCAAGCCGTACAACTAGGTAAGATCGAAGAAAACATAAAGGGAATTAAAGAGTCCCTTGAAAGGATGCTTGAGGTCATGGAGAAAGACTAATGCTAGACCCCATAACGGCTATATCAGCCTGTACTGCTGCCTTCACTATGACTAAGAAATTAGTACAGCATGGTAGGGAGATTGAGGACGTTATGGGGCAGCTAGGAGAGTGGTTTGGTGCCGCCTCTGATCTTCATAAAGCTGAGCAACAAAGAAAGAACCCTTCTACTGTACAGAAGCTAACATCTGGCGATAGTATAGAAAAAGAAGCCTTTGAGATAATAGTACATAAGAAAAAACTTGCGGCTCAACAGAAGGAGCTAATGTTTTTATTAAATATGAGATTTGGCCCTAATACTTGGGAAGAGATGATTAAGTTAAGAAGGCAAATCAGGAAGGAAAGAGAAGAGACTGTCTACAGGGCTATGGAAGCTAAGAAAGAAATGATTAATAACTTAGGCATGTTTGCCTTGTCTGTAGGTATCTTAGTTGTTGTCTTTGGTGGTGTATATTTAATTGGTGTAGGTACTGGTACGTGGTAAAAATACTATTGGGGACCCTCTTAATTTTCACTGTAGGGGTAGTACAGTCTAAAGAACCTAAGATGGTTACTTGTCACTTGTGGAAGTATATTTCCATTATGGGGGTACAGCAGTGTTGGTATCGTGGTCCTAATGGTTCCTCGGCTACATATTTCCCTACACCCTTAATACCAAAGTATGAATACGGAGCAGCTTTCAGACAATGCCCAAAGAGTTTTGAGTGTGTCTATAAGTTTAAGAAACGCAGACCATCAGCTAAAGAAATACTGGATGGATTAAAGGAGGACTTTGAATGACTGTAGCAATGGAAAGAGTACTTGCCTGGAAGATACTTCCCCGTATTATGATGCTAGTTATGACCTACATGTATATGGAAGTGTTGTTCTGGTTTATGAATCTACCACCTGATGCCATGACTTCACAGGCCACTGCACTAACTGCAACTGTAACAGGCGCAATCACGGGAGCATTCTCCGTATGGTTGTCACATGAGAAGTGATAGCCCTATACACAAAGAAGTAAACAGATTTATGTGGATTGTTAAGGGACAACTAGCTCCAGATGGGTACAGTGACCAAGACTACATAGATGTACACGACAGCTACTTTAAGAGGCTCTGGGGTAACCATGAGAACTGTGTTCACGAAGAGGGCTTTGAAGAAGCATACAAGGAGAAATACGAATGATAGGAGCGATAATTAACAGTCTGTCAGGCTTGGCTACCAGCATTATAGATGGTAAAACACAGATCAAGCTAACTGAGGCAGAGATTAAAAAGAAGCAATTAACTGGGGAAATTGATTGGGACTTAGCAGCTATAAAAGCTACGGAGAACTCTTGGAAAGATGAATGGATTACACTTCTATTCTCGGTGCCACTTGTCCTTGCGTTCATGCCTTTTGCTTGGGCAGAAGACCTAGTAGCTAATGGTTTTGCAGCCCTTGAAGCAATGCCTCAGTGGTATCAAATTTCCCTTGGTGGGATCG